GTATTTAAAGTAAAAAATCCGCAGAAATCAGCCCGTCCCCGGGTAATGCCACGGGGGGCTAGTTGGTGTCTGGAGCTGAGCGGATTGGGTCAGTTGGCTAAGGGCTTGTTGCTTCTGCGTCTATTACAGCTTCTATGAGCTGGAAGGAGTTGTCCAATATCTCCGGAGCTGGCAGGAATTACGTGGTCAGCTTCGAATGGGTCATTTTCTTTCTTTCCTTCTCCGCATAAGTGGCAAGCAATCGCGTTCTCCCGGACTGCCCTAGCCCGCCGAGCGTAGTCCCCGCCATACTGTCCCGTCGTTGCCTTGCGCTGAGAACGTCGAGCTTCGTGAATTGCTTTGGCTTGCGCTTGATGTGGTTCGCATAGCGGTTCGGGTGAGAGGACTCCGCAGATACGGCAGGGCTTAGGGAATCTTCTAATCTTTTCCCCAATCCTTTCCCTTGAACTGGATAGGTGGAGCGTCGAAGACTCGAACCATTACTTGCGCGCAGTTAGCGCAGCCCGGCTTATGCTCTTCAGCTTCTACGCTTCGGGTAATGGTAATGGTCATAGGACAGTCAGGGCATTTGTATTCGTAGGTAGGCATTCGTTCTTTTCTTTTTCTACTTGTTGGGTAGCAATCAGTTTAGGGTAGGGCTTCACTTCATACCGTAGCTTAGACATTAGATACTTCTTTCGCTTCTTGCTTCCGGTGAAATAGATATAGCGGTGCTTCCGTCCGCGCTCATACTTGATTAGTCTTTCGCCATAGAACTTCTTTGCTCCGTCTACTCCACCGTGTTCGTCGAATAGGTGGCGCGAATGTTGATTCGGTTGTCCGTCTAATCTCCATTCAACGTGTCGGTCAGATAGTCCGGTGTATATCCAGTTCGTCGCTTGATAGACAATTCCAGAATGGCCAGCTCCAATCTCTGCGTACGAAACGATTATGTCGTGTTCGGATGGAAGCATTCGTAGAGTCTGTCCAATCAAATACGACTCGGTGTTCTTGGGTGTGTCGTCCTTTATCCAAAGCCGGGTTAGTTCAATTACCGAGTTGCTTTCTTCTTTACCTGCTATGCCAACGCAGAGAGAAGGGGACGCGGGCTTGCCGTAGATTATTGTGCCAACCAATTCCAGTCCGTCGAACAACCCGAAGGCATACATTGTCGAAGCCTTGCGGTGGAGATAATGATTCGCAACTGTCAGTTCGTTTGCCATTCGACTACTGATTGGCTCGATAACGTAGTCGCGTGGACTCTTAGCCATTACTGGATAGCTTGGCTTCTACTACTGCCCATTCACCCTTGTAAAAGTTTTTCAGGGACTTCATTCTTTTTTCTGCGGTTTCCCGAGAGCCAAAGCTAAATGAGTTGATTATCCAAGTTGATTCTTCTTGATTAGAACTTAGGTGAGCAATTCCGTAAGTGATTGGTCTAGTTGATTCTTTGGTGTAGGTGCTTCCGTCTGGAGCTACCGCTTCGTAAGTGCTAGGCATTTTTTCCCTTTCTGTCTTGCTACTTAGACTTTACCGTAGTTGCTATTTATTTGTGGTTCATTTTGATAACAATTTGATAACTATCTAAGCTGATTCCTTTAGAAAGTCTTTCATTTCACTTCTTGTTCCCGTGCGATAGCTAATGTCGTTGCGCTCCAGCTCTAGCGAATAGTCTGGTTGGATTATGTGTTCTTTGTTTACGCAGTCTTTGTGGAGGCAAGTCCTGAAGCCCGGAAGATAAAGCTTTAGGTTTCTATCTATCGGGTTGAAGAATTCGTCTACTTCTCCACGCCACGGACGGCAGACTGTTCCGTTGTATTTGATTTCAGTTGCCATTCCATTACGACAGTCTGAGCATTTACCGTCATAGGTTCCCCGTGCCTTTCTTCTTTCTACTGCCGCTTCGCTAACTTCCATTCCGCAACGTTCGCAGTTCATTTCTAATCCCTTCTTTTATGTATCTCTTCTTTAAGTGCTTCGATAATACCCTTCACGTCCGTATCTCCAAACGCGTCTATCTGGTCTACTTCTTCTAGCCAGTTGATTATGGTTAGACGTTCTATTTCTTTTCCTGCGTTGAACGCTCGCAGATATTCCCTTAGCAGCTTCATAGCTTGAACACCGTTCCCGTAAAGTCGATTCCTTTTTCCAAGAAGAAGGTCACAAGTCCGGGCTGAGAATCTTCTCCCGCTTGACGCTTCCACCAGCCAGAGCCGTTGTCCATTGTCGCAGCTTGAACCCAGAAGCGCGAAGTTCCCCGCGGTGTTGAACCTAGCTCGACGATTCGCAAGTGGTGGAAGTGTCCGCTGACTCCGATTGTCGCCGCTGCTACGGGCTGATTACCGAATGCTTGTTGACGCCACCACGTCGGAACTTGGTCTGGACGCGGGCTTTGATGTCCGTGCCAAAGTCCGAGAACGTGGAAGCCGTCGTCGAAGATATCGAGAGCTAGAGATTCGTCGTGCGGTTGTGGCTCCACGAATGTAATCGGCAGACCGACTTCCGAAGCTAACCGGGCTAAGGTTCGTCCGATATGGATTCCCCAGTCATCGGTTCCCTTGCCTACGCGTTGCTTGTTGATTCTCATTTGACAATGGTTAGACGCGACCGATAGGTAAACGATTTCTGGAACGTGTTCGCATAAAGCGCGCAAGGTTGTCCACGCTAGAGTCGTTGCCAAATCCACCTGCTCCATAATTGAAAGGTCGTTCGTGAAAAGCTGGTTAGCGTCGTTTGCGTTTATGAAGTTCTCGATAGTATCTCCGACGTCGCAGAAGATAACCTTCGAAGGTTTTTCTTTCTTGACTTGTTGAATAAGCTTCGCCGTTGTTAGTTCTACTCTCTCGATTAGCTGGGCAGTTCCTCCCCGGTGGTCTACCTTTCCAACCTGTAAGTCCGACCAAAGAACGACTAGAGCCTTGTCGGTTGTCTGAGTTCGCTTTGGCTTCTTTGACTTCGCAGCCTTCTTAGCTTCGGCGTAAAGAAGTGGCAGGTCAATTCCGCTGATTCGCTTGCGGAACGTGAAGCGGAAAGAGGTTAGGAATTCTCCGCCTTCTTTCTGTTGCCACTTGCTCACCCGCGGAGTTCCGATAACTTCGAACTCTTCTGGATTCATTCCAGCCGCTTCTAGAAACTCTTGGAAGCTAGTAGGCGATTCTGAATAAGGAGTGGTTGCTTCGCCTTCGTTGCCGTCAAAGATTACTCCCGGGCGACCGAATGGAGTCGGTTCTACTTTCTTGGCTGGTTCTAAATTTTCTAGCAAGAGCATTCTTTCTTCCGGTGTCGCAGGATTGAAACGTCGCTAATCTTTAGTCCCCTAGAGCTTAGTTCCCGGGCTAAGGCTCCGGAGTTGAACTCCGGGTTCGCTAACGCTCCGTCTAGGATTTCTTGGTCTTTCTTTTCTAGCTTGTTTCTTAGAGTACGAACCGCGCAACTACTTATCTTCTGCGGCGGCTTCAGGTCTTCTAGCATTTGTTCCCCTTACAAGATTGAGAGCCAAGTCCCCGAGTTCGGGTTCCAGTCCAGCGTATTCCATTTCCCAAGCTTTAGCCATTAGCAACGCAAGGTTTTTTCTAATGCTTTCGAAGTCTTCAGACCAAACTAGATTCTGGTCGTTTAGCAACTCCAAAGCTTCTGGAAACTTATCCACGTTTTTTCCTATCTAAGAAGAAGAAGTGAATTCTGTATCGGAGCCATAAAAGCTGTTGACGAAGATAAAACGGTTTTCTCTTTCCGCGGTGCTTACCCTTCGACAATTTCTACAATCCTTTCTAGAATCTCTACGTCTACGTTTGTGATTACTACTGCGTCTTTGAGCAGGTCGGCGATTATTCTTTCCCGCTCTTCACGAACTCCACGGTGATACCCCCGGGCGAATGCGAACGTGAGCTTGCGCTCTTTCTTATCTTTCGAGTTCGGTCTGAAGCCACTCATTGAAGGCCACCATATCCCTTTCTAATTCCTTTATCATTTCGCCGTAGGTTTCTAGCTCGATTAGCAGAAGGTCAAGTTTAGTTTCTAAGTCCATTTCATTTCCTTTACGTGTAGGTGTGCGATTTTGAGCCCAAGATAGATTCCGTGCGTATCAAACGAACCTAGCTTGTAAGGGTGTTTTTCAAAGCGGGCAATTTCTTCTTCAAGCATTTCAAGAATCCGCTCGCGCTGTTCCATTTGCCCTTTGGTGTATCCGGCGTATTTGTTCTTTGCGACTGCCTTAGTCATAGTCCCATTCCTTTCAATAGGTCGTTCATTTCTTTTTTATAGCGTCCGTTTATTTCGTCTACTAGGTCTTGAACAACGATTGGAATTCCTTCGTGGTCTTCGACGAAGCTGAGAAGATACTCTCGTTCGTTGCGCTGCCCGGCTTTGAATCCGTCGGTGTACGCGGTGTTGTTAGTTAGCTTCTTGTCTAGTCCGTCATAAAACCCACGGATATAGTTTTCCTGTTTGACTTGTTGAATCGTTCCGTAAGTGGTTGTCACTTCGTCTTCGTCTTTCCAGCTCATTCCATTTCCCTTCTTGGTCTGCGGTCAATCTGACTTAGCTCTTCGATTAGCAGGTTCAAAGTTGCCGGGTCGATTATTCGTTTGATTACGAAATACTCCAGAAGATTTTCGACCGCGGCTTGTTCGTCGCGTCGTCCCCTGTTGTAAGCGTCTAGCGTTTCAACGGGAAGTTTCAGAAGCGTAAACATCAGCGTTTAATCCTTCCACTAGGTCGAGAATCTTTGCCACCGCTTTAGTCGGAACCGGGTTCGTCGCTTTGATTAGGCGAAGAACTTCGTCCCGCATTAGAAGACGGCCCATAAGGATTCCGTCCTGTTGCGCGGTCTGGTAGCTGAATTGGTTCGGATTGAAGTCGTCGTTTCCGAACTCGATTGCCGGGTTAGTCTTGCTTGTCATTTATTGTCCTTTCCAAGAACTGATTTTCTAGGTAGTTAAGTAATTGAAGCTGAGCGGTGTATCGGTAGAGTCCGAGAGCTGGGTTGTCGTTTCTTGTTGCGCTCTGCTCTTTTGCGTATTCGTGTCCGACTTTTAGAATCCGGCGGAGAACGAATTCAACTTCGTTCATAGATACTTCCTTGCTAGGTAATCGACGAAGAAGATTGTCGTTCCAAGAAACCCGAAGACTCCGAGTGTGTATCCAAGAAGCAAGTCTGTCTTCTGGAGTTCCCAGCTACCGAACAAGATAGCTGCGAAGAGAATAAAGAACCCGAATAGTTTCATTAGACACGCACCTTTGGGAATGAGAACTTGTCTACGAATTCGTCGAACTTGTCGTGCGCTAGTCGCTTGTTTAGTTCTCCGTCGAGCGACGTGTAATGCTCGAAGAAGTGGTCAGCTCCGTTGCGAATCTCTACGCAATAAACAAACTGATTGTTCTTGCCTCGGGTGAATCCGATAATCACGAACTCGTCGTCGGCTCTCTCGAAGTGGTCGAGAATTGTTAGATTGGTCATTTGACGTACTCTGCCCTTTCTAGCTTTTCAATAAGAGCTTCGACTGCTACTACTTCTTTTTCCCAGCCGTATTCCTCCACAACATCCGAAGTAAAAAAGTATTCGGACTGATAGTTCAACGCACTAAGGATTCTGTCTAGCTCTTTGGCTGTTAGCTTTAGGTTCATTTCTTTTCCCTTTCTTTCCGGGGGAGGCTTACGCCTCCACCCTTCCGCTTACGTTGAATACTTCTACCTTGCGGTCTAAAAATCGGCCCCAGTCGTTTATGAATCGGTTTTCTATTACGTAACCAGCTGCCTGTAACTCTTGAGCTGCTGTTCCTTCGTAATCTTTGTAAGTGTGATTTACGACGTGGATTCCGTCGCCACCGTAAAGAACTGAGAAGCCCATTTGTGTTGCGCTGTCGTACTTGTCGAAACCTAAAGAAGATAGCTTGCGACTTACTGCCTGAGCGGTGGTCTTTGTGATTGTGTTCATTTCGGTTCCCTTTCCTTGCCCCCGGGCCTTTCCCGGTTGTTACCAACCTAGCACGAATTTTTGGGAATTTCTACCAATTTTGGCAGATTTTGGTAAATTTCTGGGAATGTTACCAAATCGTTATAATTCAGGGTAGTTCGACCGGGTGTTCGATAGATTTGGGGCCGTAGAACGCCCGTAGGCGGGTTTTTAGGACTCGGGTAGAGTGTTTACCCGTATCAAGGCTCCGGGGCCTCTATGGTCAGCGTAGAGCTTTGTAGCTGTTAGGCGCACTATCCGAGAATCGTCCACGTAGATTCCCGCCGTGGTCAAGGAATCACCGACGCTACGAATCAGCTTGTCAAGGTCGGGCATTACGGAAGGGAATTCCCGGGTCGCCGTCTTTGGGCGGGGTAGGTAGAAGATGACCGAAAGCTCGACCGGGCTATCTAACGGTTTCCAGCCTTCGGGAAGAAGGTCTAGAGCTGCGAAGACGACTGCGTTGCGCCAGCGTTTATGCTTTCCAGAATTGACTTGAACAATGCGTCCGTTGATTACGGAGTGCGAACCCTGCGAAGCTGGGTCGCCGAAGACTTCGATTAGTAATTCAGTTGACGACATATTGACGCCAAGCTTCTAAGATTCCTGCCCAAAGATAAAACAAACCGAAGACTAGCCCCGTCACGTGTAGGAAGCCGGAAGATTCGGAAGCGAACTCCACGAATAAAATTCCGGACGCAGCGGGGACTAGCCAACGGATAAACATTAGAACGGCAGAGCGTCTTCGTGAGTCGGAACCATTCCCGGAGCTTCGGAACCGTCGAGTTTGATTGTTGCGAAGTTGATTGACAGATTTACTACGGTCTTGTCTTCGCCTTCTTTGTTCTTGTAGTTTCCAATCGCTGCGGAGAGCAAACCGCGGGCGGATACTTTCTGCCCAACCTGAAGACTCGTTGTTGGTGTGTCTAGCCAAGCGGTGTATCTTGCGTCGCGCTTTTCGCCGTCTTTTGATTTGAAGGTTTCGAGAATCTGGACGCCTTTGTTGCCAAAGACCAGACCAACGATTTCGCCTTTTACTTCTACTGTTGCCATAGTGTTTCCACCTTTCTTTTTTTCTACCCTAACAGTTAGTTAGGACTTTTTTATATGCTCCGGATTGACGCAGTCGAGATGACCGCAGTTCCGAATTCCGGGAAGAACTGGAAGCCCTTCGTAGATTGGCTTAGAAAGAGTTTCGTCGTCGAAGTCGCCTTGCCACGGAAGACACTTGGTATTGCCATACTTAACAATGAGCGACTGGCCCATTCGACAATCGGCGCAACGGACTCCCGTCTTGGGTTCGTCCATTTTGACGCGCCAAATATGCCCGCAACGGTTACATATCGCTTCATTCTCTTCCACCGCATTAGAGTATCAGCCCTTGATTAGTCCGGCTTGAATAGCTGCGTTCCGGCAACACGGGTCGCAGGTTAGAAGCCCGATTCCGTGAGCGCATTTCGGTTGCGGAGTTCCCTTCCGTTCTTCGGTGTACGAAGTCGCCCGAGTTGCTTCAGCTTTTCTTTTTTCCTTGATTCGCTGAGCGTAGGCTACAACGTGCTTCGCTTCGACGTAGCTAATTGAATCGTCGCGTTGGGCTTCGATTACCGCAGTCTTAGCAGCTGCGAAGTCTAGGTAGCCGATTAGGTCAAACCATACCTGAAGCTTCTCAGCGGTAAGTTGTCGGTTGTCGATTGCGCTTAGGTATTCCATAAGCTCTTTGAGTTCGCTCTTAGTCATTCGCCCATTCCTCCAGAGCTTTCGAGTCGGTCGCCTTGCGTTTCGGTAGTGGGCCGTTAGCCCAAGCTTCGGCGTTTAGCCAAGTCGCCGGGTTCTTTATGAATTGTTTCTCCGGAAGATTTGGGTCTTCAGCATAAGCCTTAGCTCCGGCAATTACAACGGCTGGGTCTTGATTCTTGATTGCCCGCCTGAATGCCCGTAGAGCTGCGCCCTTGTCTACCTTCTTCGGATAGCTTTCCCAGAAAGAATCAAATTCTGAATCGCTATATATTCTCTCGTTATTCTTTAAGTTTTTCTTCTTTAAGATGTTGTTCTTATGTAGCGGATTGTCCTGCGTAGGCTTATCCAACGTAGGTTTGCCCGACGGGTCTTGCGTGGTGTAGGTGTATCCGCCTAGATAGCCCTTTTCGTTTCTCTCGCGGTCTTCGGAGCGCATTAGATACCCAGCTTCGAGCAGTTCGTTTATGAGCGTCCGGATTGCGTCGCGCCCAACTCCGTTAGCGAAGGCTAGGTTTTCTTGACTGATTCTCCAGCCCGGAGCGTGAGAAAGAAGCTGCGCTAGAAGCCCTTTGGCTCCGAGCGAGATTCTAGAGTCGCGCAACCAGTCGTTCGGTATCTGAGTGAAGTGGTCGTCGAATGAGTGATGTCCCCGAATTAGCGGCATTAGTTCCCTTTCTTAGCTAATCCGATACTAGCCAACAAATCAGCCAGCGGAATCAGTCGCCCGATTGAAGCCTTTGTTGCCTTTGACGCGATTGGTTGTCTAGCTTCCCGGGGGTTCGTGTTGCTTATGAATTGCTTCAGGACGCTGGTTTTGACCATTACGAATCCTTCGCCAAGCGGCGAGCCAAAGCAATAGTATTCAGCTTCACTTACGTTTATCCCTGATTGCTTCTTGTCCGAAGCGTCCGGTTCCGAATACTGCCACGTTTCAACGTAGACGTTTCCCGTTTCGTTCACTCTATAATCAGTTTTTACTTCTACCTTCTTGCCGATTAGGTCAGCCAAGAAAGTTTCGACAAGCTCTTCCCCGATTCGTCCCCGTGTAAAGTCCACGTCAAAGCGTGGTTCGTATCCAGCCATTTTTTCCTTTCAATCTGGTTGGTTCGTTGGAACCTTTCCAAAATTATCGTCTAGCAAGTGCCAACCGTCCCATAGGCGCACCGGAGTTTCTGCCGGGTCTTGATGTGAGTAGAGCTTCCAACCTAGCGTCCGTGCCTTAGCTGCGAAGCCCGATTGCGATTCCATTAGCCCATTTGAGTAAGAACAAAAAGCAATTATGTTCGACGGACGATTGCGTTCTTTGCTTCCACCCATTCCGCGATTAGCTCGGTGTTGTGGAATCAGTTCTGGCCCGGTTGAACCGCAACAAGGACAAGCCTTATCTCGGTCTAAGTATTTTTGGAACTCTTTTTTATTCATCTTCCCACGGGTCATATTTCTTCGCGGGAAGGTCTAAGCCCGTCCCCGAATAATCTGCGGCGAATCCGATTGTTGAAGAGCTGTCTGTATCTCTTTGATGTTCTGGAGCAACCTCCGGGCAAGAATGGCGACGAATCCAATTCTTGTAGAGCTGAGTAGCTTCGTCCCCTGACGCTTGAAAACTTGCGCCACAAGAACACTTCTCCCGAATCTTCATAGCCCGCCAATCCTCCGCCCATTAGTCTAGCTCCGCCATTGGAGTTCTACGTTCCGGCTAATAACCGCGGTCATTGTGGCCGTATCCGATAGGACTTTCATCTTCATTTTTACCCGATTGAACTCAGCCCGGGCTAGGTCTGCCTTTAGCTTTTCGTCTACCGCTTGGAGTTTTGCCACGGCTTGACGGTCTGCTACGGTGCCTTGACTATTCAAGAAAGATAGAGAAACGGACTTGTCATAAGTTGCTTCAGCGTCCGCTAGTTTGACTTCTGCGTCATAGAGAGCCGAAGCTCCTTTCTCCATTTCCTTACTTATGCGTTGAAGCTCTTCGACGATTTGACCGGGGGTTTCCATTATGCGCTCGCTAACGCTGCTAGTTCTTTGATTCTCCCAAGAACTTCTTCGGAAGCCTTCGCCGTCTTAGCTTCTGAATAAAGAAGACGTAGCTTGTCTATGTCTTTCCCTAATGCTTCGGCTTCGTCTAGAAATTGACGTGTCGGAAGTTTCGGAGTCTGCCCGCGAGCAACCTTTTCCATTTCTTCGCGGGTGACGCGCTTGTTTCCGCTGAAGGTGTAGTTAGCTAGGCAACGACCAATCGCGGAAGTTTCCGCATTCTCTAGCGCAGAAGTTTTGTTAGCCATTCCAACGCCGTCTACTTCGAATGCCCAGCCCGTAGTCTTCGGAAGATTTCGAGCTTGGTCTTCTTGGTCTAGGTAGAGTCTTGCTTCGACTACCCAAGTTCCAACGGCGCGGTCTTGCGCTGTTGTGTGATTCACGGTGACGATTCGAGCGTCTTCTGCTAACTGACTACTCCAAAATCTACGGAGTCTTTCTTCGACTGTTTCGTAGTCGTTTAGATTGAATTGTGCCATTTGTTATTTCCCTTTCTTTTCGTGGTGTAGGTAAGGATTGCCCATTCCGCGAGCGCGCAAGCTAATCGCGTGTTCGCCGTAGACGATTCCTTTTTTCTTTCCGCCCATAGCCGATAGGACTCGACTCTTCAGTTCGGTAAGTTTCTTTTCTGCTTCTTCGAATTGACTTAGAGCAATAAAGTAGTGAACTCCTAGTTCGTCTAGATGTTCTTCTCCGTCCTCGATTTTAGGATTCATAGCCCGGATAGTTTCGAACGTGGAATTGCTGCCGTCCCAGTCTGGCATTTTGTTATTGAGAACTGATTCCCTGAAGCGGTAAGCCGCAGCGATTAGCGAAGACGCTTCGAAGGTGTCCCATTCAACGTCGAATTCTTGATAGCTGGAACCTGCTAGAGCTACCAGCGTTGCTTCTTGAATTCCAAAGACGTTCATATACCAAAGCACCTGCGCGCGGTAGTGTTGCGGAACTTCGCTCCAGTAATCGCGTGAGAACTTCACTTCGATAATGCCCCAAGTTCCGTCGGGCTTGCGATAGAGCGCGTCCGGGTTAGCGCGTTGCCAACTAAATTCTTTATGCGCCCAAGTTCCGGTCGTAAAGATTTCGTAGTCTGGGTGTTCTTCGGCGAAGATTTCTAGGATTGGAGTTTCTAACTTGTTGCCTAGACGCATAGACATATTTGGTTCTATTTCGTCTGGGATTTGTTTAGTCTTCTTGGCCCATTTCGTTATTTGACTTTCAAACGGAGAGAGTCCGGCGATTGCTCCGATATCGGAACCACCCACGGCTGCGTCTTCGTTTCTTAGTTCGTGCCACTCAGGGGAACCAGATTCGAAGTCGCCTAAGAATACTGCGTCCCCTAATTTCTTTAGTTCTAGCTTGCTAATCATTTTTTCCTTTCTTGCTATTTTCGGTCTAACTTTCCGATAAGGTCAGACTATGACTACCCTACGACAATTATTGGGAATTGAGCGCAATTACCTAGAACTTCACGAAGCGATTCGGAAGGTGGGTTCGGTCGAGTGCGAAGAGTTGCCCGATGTGTTCTTTGCCCAAGAAGCAAGCCAAATCAGCCAGAAATTAGTCGAAGAAATAGCCAAAGGTATCTGCCAGAATTGCCCGGTTAGGGTACAATGCCGGGACTACGCCAAGTCCACCCGGGTTGCGGGGATTTGGGGAGGCACTACTGAAGCGGAGCGTTACTCTTCGTCGGGGACGTAAGTAATCGCTAGGGCCGAACCACCGATTGCTAGTAGAGCTGCGGCGACGTTTAGAATCTGCGCGCCTAGTTCGGTAGTGATTGTTCCCAAGCTAATTAGTAGCGGGACGGTAGCGGCGACAATTCCGTAAATCCATTTGCGAGTGGCTGGTTGAAGGTTCAACATTATTCTTCTTCTTTCTTGTAGAGGTTCACGTCTTCAAAGGTAGCAGACGCCGTGTACGCAGTAAGAATAATCGAGATAAGAGCTACCCCGCCGATTACTAGCTGGACGGATACTTCTTTGTCAAAGAAGAAGGTTCCCATTCCGAAAATAATCATAACGAAGCCCAAGCGATAACCGCCGTAGATTAGTTTCCTACGATACTTCCAAGACGGGCCAGAAGTGTCTTCGCCTTCTTGTTCCCGAAGAAGCATTAGAGCGTCAAAGATTTTCACTTTAGTTTGTCTAGAGCTATTTGGGTTTTGATGTAGCTAGTCGGTTCGGTGAAGCGGGTTCCGTTGTTTGTGTAGACATAACGCTTACCGCGCTGAATCTCGAAGTGAAGGTGTGGCCCGGTAGATTCTCCGGTGTTTCCAGATTCGCCTAGCTTTTCACCTTCGATAACTAAGTCCCCCACTTTTATTTCTGCGTCTTTTATAGAACCCTTTTTCAAGTGGTAGTAGGACGACGTAATCCATTCCCCGTTTATCTTGTGGCTGAGTCGAACAATGTATCCAGCCCCGGCAGGTTCACCGCTAGGGAACTTGATTGTAGAAGGCCCAGCGTAGATTACTTTTCCATTAGCGATAGCTCGAACCGGGCGACCAATTTCGACTGCGTAATCAACGCCGTTATGGTGCTTGCGGGTTTTCTCTATTGGGTGAATCCTCCAACCATAAGGCGAAGAGATTCTCGGGATTGGCTTGTCAAAAGGAAAACGCATAGTTCTATTTTACAAGAAGAGAAAATAGAGCCGAAGCTAGTCCGGTGATTCCTGCGGCTAGTCCGGTGTAAGCAATCTTCTCAATCCAAGCTAATCGGGCAAGCGTTAGTTCGACTTCTCGAAGACGACTAGGTACTTCGTCTAAGTGGTCGAGCTTCTCCAGTATCTTGACAAGGGTTTCCCCGTGCTCAAGTTGCTTGGCGTAAATTGCTTGCTGGGTAATGCGTACCCCAGTTGTTTCCTCAGCCATTAGCTTGTGATAGCAGCGATTTCAGAGTCAGTCAGACCCAGAGCTTTTAGCTTTGCATTAGCAGAGGCTTTAGCTGTTTCTTTTGCTTCCTCGGCAGCCTTGCGTTCTGCTTCCTGAGCTTCGTAAGCTAGGCGGTCAGTTTCTCGCTGGGCTAGTTCCTCGGCTGTTAGAGGGACTTCTGTTGCTTCGCCTGTTGAGCAGTCTACTACTAGCTTGGTGATTACTTCTGTCATTTTCTTTTCTTTCTTGTTATGAGGTGGTGACTATTCCGTCAGAGCCTTTTAAAACGCCGTATAAGGAAATAGTTGAGCCGACTACAAAGTTTCCGCCAGAAGCGTCTAGTTGGACTGAAGTAATAGATGCTGTATTACTCCAAAGTCCAGCACTAATGGCCATAGCGTTAGCTGCGGCGTTTGTTTCTCTAACGGAGTCCGTGCCAAATGATTTGTTTGTGCTGCCTGTGTAATTAGGAATGTAAATACTGCTGTTGCTAAATGTATTTGCTGTATCATTTGCGCTATTTACTTCACCAGCGTATCGAACTATTGAGCTGGCAGAACCAGTGCCACCCGAACCCAAACCATACAACCAGCGAGCGGTAAAATTGGCTGTGTTTGAGTTGAATCCAAGGTTGATGTTTACATAATCGCCTGTGCTGGTAGAGCGTAAAGAACACAGAATAATCAAATCGGTAAAAGTAGAAGGAATAGCTGTGAACTCAATCTGCGCGGCAGCAGAAGCTAGAGTTTTAGATTCAATAAGTTTCATTAGGCGATTACTCCGTAAAGGCTAAAGGTTGAACCAGAAGCAAAAGTAGCAGCGTTGTTGGTGTCCTTGACTTGAAGGCTTGTGACGGCAGCTGTGTTTGCCCAGCGAATAGATGTTGCTCCAACAACGCTTGAAGGGTTATCCCAGCGAGAAAGAGATGTCTTGTGCTTGTTTGTAGCTGAGTAATCTATAATCTCAATACGAACCATTGAGCGAGATGTTTGTAAGTCAAACCAAATGTTTGTCCCAGAGTTGGAAGAAGTTGTTGAGCCATTTCCGTTCATACGAGTATAAGAGTAGTTTGACGCGGTTGTATCAGAGTTAAAGTAAACGCTGCCGTTGATTCCTACGCTTGCCGTTCCATCGAGAATCAAAATCAAATCTCGGTAAGTTGCTGGAATGTTAGAGAAAGTGATTGCTGAAGTTGATGAACCAAGCGTCACGGTGGCTAAAGGTCTATAAGTAGCAGTTGGCATTGTTATCCCTTTATTCCGTATAGAGAGAAGCGAGAGCCAGCTTCAATGTTGGCAAGTCTGTCTTTGAATGTAAAGCTAGTCAGGGCTGAGGTTGAAAGATAAACTCCGCTGGCTATACCAATGTCACCGCTACCGTCAAACCAAGTTAGATTAGCTCCCCTAAGAGTCCGAACTGTTTTGTTTTTTGTAGCGTAAGCGTCAATAATGTCTGTCACGCCAGAGGCAAACACATTCGCAAAGGTGTTTCCAGGGTAAGAGTTCATAATAAAACCGAATTGAATGCTAGCGGAACCAATATCTGCGGATTGAACAATTGTTCCATTACCGTACATCAAGTGTGCTCGATAGTTTGCTTGCGTAGTATCGCCGTTCATCTGCCAAAACAAATCGCTAGAGTTTGACGCTCTAGTTGATTTTGCTGTCCAACGGAACTGAAGATGCTTATAGGTTGAGCTGTAAGTGTTCAAGCTACTAAAGGTGACAGCAGCCTGAGAGCTTCCTAGAATCTGAGTTTCAATCAGCTCGTAGTCAGAGCTGAAGGCAGCCCCACCAGCCCCAGCAGCACTAAAAATACCTAACGCTGAGAGAGTCATTAGGCTACCGGTGTGGCGTTTCCGATTATGCGGTAAGAGTTAGTGGCGACGCAGATAACAGAAACCGCGTCATAACGCTGACCAATACGGTAAGCAGTTCCAGCGGTTCCACGTCCGAACAAAGAAGTAGCAGTTCCGTCCCGTGTTATTGTTACAGTTCCAGCTCCGTCTTGGAGAATGTCTACACGTTCTCCAGCTTGAAAAGCCGTTGCGGTTCCAATCGTTATAGTTTGAGCCGAAGCTGAATCGAACTCTAGAATCTTGTAGCGGTCGCCGGGAAGAACTGTGTAAGTCGAAGCTGTTGAAACGGTAAGTGTCGTTTCGTTGCTCAGGTATAAATTGACGTCCGAAGCCGCAAGGACTTCTCCAGCGGTAAAGGTTTTTCTAGGCATTATTTTCCTTATGTCTTTCTTTTATTTTACTCGTAAGCAAGGCGGTCGTCGTCTAGGACACCCAAAACGGCGTCATCTAGGATAAAGATTGCGAAGTCTAGGCGCTCCAAGCTGAAAGTTATGTTCTTACTGTTGTTGTCCCAGCTATTGTTTATTCCAATTACCCGGCAATACTGCTCGATAGCCGGGGGAACTTCAGAAGGCAAAAACTTCACTTGAACAATGTCGCCGATTTCTAAGTCTAAAACTAGGTTCTGTTGCTCGGCTGAAATGTTGTCTAGCGATACGGTCACGGTTTCGAATCGGTATTGCGGTTGCTTGAATCGCTCTAGCAAGTAGTCAGATAGGAATTGAAGGTCGGTAGCGTTTTGAACCAGTAGCCCAGACTTATCGTAGGCGCGAACACCGTAGAGAGCTTGGCTATCTAGGTCTTCTGCGAATCCCTCTTCTGGAATAGCTTCGTCGTTCTCTAGGAAAATACGGTTATAAAGATTCTCAGAACCGTAGACAATGTTCACGTCAATAAACGGAACGGCAGTTAGAAGCGGGTCAACTGTTGTGTTAGCGAAGACTACGTCGATAACGTTCGGGACGGAGTTTCTTTCTCTAAAGACTACGTTGCCTTCACGAGAAATAAAGATAGTTCCGAACTCGCTTGTTTCTACAAGCTGAAGATAGCTAAGTGTTCCTGTGCCTTCGTTGACTACCGAATCGAGCATTAGTGTATTGCCCGGGTCTATCTCTCTTCTTTCTAAAGGCCAGCTAACTTCCGGAAGGTCTAGAACGCGTTCAATTCTTGCTCCAGATAATTCGCTTGGCGGAACTACTTCGTCTAGGGAAGAGTTAGCTAGAACGGAGAAGGCGTCGGATACTGCGATTGAAACAACAGACTTCTTTCCCGGTTCGTATTGAATATCAAAGTCGTCGATAAAGCCGTTGAAGACTGGATAGCCCTTTGAGCTAATGACTACTTCACGTCTAGGAATAAGCTGTCCGTAATACAAGCCGTCTTCGTAAAGCGGGTCAAAGAGTCGGTCGAAGTTATCGACGGTGATTGTTGCGATACCCGCGTCTATGCGGTCGAGAGCTTGGGACTTTCCTCGACGGATAGCCACGGAAACAAGACGGGAAGAAATGTCAAAGAGCTTCGTTCCGCCTAGCGTAAAATCTGTATTGTCTAGAACACCTTTTACCGCGTCGTTTAGTCGAAAAGCGAACGGGTCGTTTCCACCTAAGTCAAGACCTAGTTCGACCTTCATAGCTGGAGCTGGCATTATGCTCCTTGCCAGACCGCGCCAGAAGTTCTTTCGTAAGCCTTGATAGCGTCAACGATTGCTTTTCCAATAGTCGCACCGGAACCAACTCCACCTTCTACGTTTATGTTGTAGACGCTTTGTTGCGTTGTGTTATTGAATCTCGACTGAGTTCCGGTCATACCGATTTCGGAGCCTAGAGTCTGAATCTCTCCGAAGCCCGCGTTTATTCGTCCTAGCGCGTCCGCTCCCCCGGCTACCAAACCTGCGGCTAAACGTGCGCCCGCAACTGGCCCAGCGGAAATTACTTGCTGAAGTAGTGCCGGGTCTAGTCCCATAGAAGCCAGCTTCGTAATGTTTCCTGAGAAAGACTTTACCCGGGCTAGGAGCTTATCCATATTCCGGATAATTGAATCGGTCGAACCGCCTAGCTCGGGAAGGCTAAAGGCTCCAACGATTGAGTCCTTGATACTAGAGAATATGCTAGTTACTGAATCACTAAAGGACTTGTAAATTCTTTCGCGTTCGTCCGTAGCTGCTTTTTCTGAAGCAATAAGTTCATCACGTTTTCTATCCGCTTCTTGTTGGTCAGCTAGGATTTGGGCGTTAGTTGCTTCGGTCTGAGCTTTGATTTCTGCGACACCTGCGGCGGTCTTGTTGAACTTTCTTTGAGTTCTTGTAGCTAAGTCTGTATTGCCTTGTGCGATTTTCCTAGCTGTTGCTAATCCCTTAGTTCCGCCTAGAAGGTCTGCCGCCAATCCTTCTGAGATACCGCTTTTGGTAGTTAGCTTGGTAAAGAGTTTTTGATTTTTTACTGCCGCGTTTAGAGTTTGAGCGTAAGTTTTTTCTGCCGTTCCGTTTTTACTTGTGCTTCCGGAAAGACCAGCCATAAATCTAGTCATAGAGCTTTGAGCGAATGACTTGTCTAGATTCATTCTGCGTTCTGCCGCGTCCGGGCCAACAATAAGCGGAGGCTTGTATCCCGCTGCCGCGCCGTTTAGTCCTTCGATTGCGCTCTTAGCTGCGCCGTATTTTCCGGCTGCCCAATCTGCGTCTTGTCCTGACTTTAGAATTGCGCTTCCGAAGCTAGTCACCGTTGGAGTTGTAGCTCTTGCGCCTTCGTTCATTTTTGAGATTCCCTCAGCAATAAAACCAAGAGCTATCACGGCTGCGCCGATACCGCTAAATAGTAGAGCGGAACGAAGAAGGCCGATTGAGATAGTGGCTTTCTTAGCTGCTGTGTCCGTGCCACCTAGAAGGGAATTAGTAATGACTGCGATAGCGTTGTAGATTCCTTGCGTGACTTTGATTAGGTTGTAAGCGGTATTGAGAAAGAAGAGCGCGCTCGAAACTTTGATAATTACTTCTGCGTTCTGAAGAAAGAACGTCGCTGTATCAAGAAGAGCTTTAGCTAAAGCTTTCCAATCTACGGAATTCACGGCGTCGCGTAGTTTAGAACCAATCTCCGGAGCCATTTCGCGGAGTCCGTCCATAAGACTTCTAAGAGCTGGCATAACAATAACGCCGATTTCTTCGCTGAAGTTTTCTAGCTCAATTCCAAGAAGTTCAATTTGCCCGGCGAAGGTCTGTGCGTAAGCTTGCGCCGAACCACCGAACTGAGATTGTAGCTCCGCAAGAATAATCTTCTGCGCGCCTAGAAGGTCGCCTGATTCGGTGAGAGCTTTTATCTGCTCTTTCTGTTGCGCGGTGAACTGGATACCAACTCGGCTTAGGGCAGAGAGTCCTTTTACCGGGTCGTTCAAGGCCTTTCCTAGACGGATAGCTTCGGTGCTAGCGTCGGTTCCCATAGCTCGGGAAACGTCTAGGGTTGCTTGAACGGTCTGGTCGAAGATGTCGTTGTTTAGTCCGGCTTGATTCTGAATGTTCTTGAAGGTAAGAAGAAGGTTTGCGCCCGATTGAATTAGTTCGTCGTCTACTGCGGTTTGACGACTTAGAGTTTCGGAGAGCTTTGCGATATCTGCGGCGGTTCCGTTAGCGGTAGTCCCGGTGGACTTTAGAACGGCTTCGGTCTGCGCCATTATCTTTTGCGCTTCGGCTGCGTTCTGGACGCTCTTACCTAAAGCGGCAGCGACTACTCCGATACCAACTCCGGCAATAGCAGCGTTTCGTCCTAGAGCTTGGAAGTTGCCACGGACTTTGTTTAGCTGATACTGAGCTTGCTTCAAACCCTTAGAGTCGAAGACGGTGATAATCGGTATTCTGACTGCCATTACATTACCTTTAGCTTCACGTTTGTTTTAGTTGTGTATCTGTTGACGATTGCTAGAACTGCGGCGGATACGCCTTCTTTTTTAGCTTCGTATCCCTTCCAGACATACCGAGAAGCTTTACCCTTAAGCTTCTTTAGCATTCCTCTAGCGTTCTTAGAGTTAGCGTCTGGGCCAGAACCTACTAAATCGAGAATCTCAAAACCTGCCGCGTTGTCGGGAGAAATTGCTTCGAAGCCGATTAGAGAACGCTCCGTGCCACCCCTGCCCAGTTTCGCGCTCGGTCTTATGTAGGTGCGAATCTTAGGAATTTCGTAGCGAGTTCTTCCGTTGTGGAGCATTCCACCTTGTCCCAGTCTGTTTCCTAGTAGCGGAGAAACTTTGGGAACCTTAGATTCTATGGAAGAAAGAACCGAAGCAACGCCGGGTTCGGTTACGATTTCTTTTCTCATTTGTGCGAAGAGCTGTGGTTCGAACTTTTTTAGTTCGTTGACGGTTGCGCCTATGCCTTCAACATCTACTCGTAGCATTTCAACCAGCCTTCTTTTCTTCTATTCTACCGAATCTAAATAAAGAAGCCCCTGCCGAAGCAGGGGACTTCCTTATCGCGGTGGAAGGTTCTTAGCGACAAGCCACCTGTTCATTGTCCAAAGCATTCGGTCGGATTGCTCCAATAAAACACTTGGAGGAATTCCGGACTCGACCGCTAGGGAAGCTATGAACCAATGAGCGGAGCTATCGCCTAGTCCGACTATTCTGTTACTTTTGGGTCTTCTGTTGCTCCAATAGCGTCTACTAGTTCTAGCCAAGCTTCGAATTCTTTGTCTGTTTGCTTCTTGCGCTTTTCAGAATGCCAAGCCAAGAAAAGCAACCAGCCCATTTTCGGGTCGTCTAGTTTTGCTATTGAAACGTCGTACTTGTCTTCGAACGCCACCATATCGGGAGCCGATACAAGGACGTCCTTGTGTGTTCCGTCTGCGAATTCAATGCGTAGGGTTAGTTTCATTTTCTAGCCTTATGCGGTTGCGAAGGATACGGAACCCGAAGTTGGGTAAGAAACTGAGAACGTAGCTAGGTCGCCAACTGCTCCGGCTACTGGAGTCACGCTGTTCACGTGAACAAGCGCAGTCCAAGCTGGGTTAGTTGAAGAAGTAGCTGTTCCGTTTGGGTTGATTGTGACGGTTGCGATTGTTCCAAGTAGCGGGTTTAGAACGGTGTTGATTTCACCAGCGGCGTATCCGCTGTGGAAGTCTAGGGATACTGTTCCCTGTTTTAGTCCACCGATAATTTCTGTCCAGCCGTTTGAACCAAAGCTGGTCACGTCAATATCGGTAGAGGTTAGCTCTAGAGTTGCGGCAGCGACGGAACTTGAAACTGTTCCACCGTTGATTGTGACCTTTGGGTTGATAACTACATATTTTGGCATTTGTTTTGTTTCTCCTATTTTCCTAGCGGTTTTATTGTGCGTAAACTGCGACGTTGAATTCAGCGGCTAGATAGGTAACTTCGCCAATGACAATGGAGCCGTAGTTCCGCATATCGGTTACTCGGAGAGAATCACATCTCCCACCGAGCGTCCTGTCTAATTCTATCGCAAGCTTGACCGACGAAGTCCCGGCTGGAGTCACGTAAGAATCGAGAAGTCTTTGCGCGGTTCTTTCTCCAACGCGCCCAACGATACAAGTAATGACGAAGTTGTATTCGTCAAGTCCACGGGAACCAGCTTTGTCATAATTGACGCTGGCGACGTTGATAATTGAGATAGGCGGGGTGATAGTGTCCGGGGTTTCGGTTGTAGTTTTAAGCCCGGAGATAGCTCCAATGGCAGTAGCGAGTCCGGCACGTAGGTCGGTAATCGAAGCCATTAGGCGAATCTAACTTTTCTGTAAACGTCGATTAGGTGCTTCACGTCGGGGTCAAGTTGAACGCCCACGCGGACGGCTCCCATTTCGCCAAATCCGGCGATACCCAAAGGCGAATCGTTACGTTTGAAAATTCTTGCGGCCTGAATGATTGTTGCTTGCTTTACCGCGATTGGAACCGCTGACCAGCCCCACACGCCGACAACGCGAACGGTTGCTTCTCCGTCTAGGACGTTGAAGATAAAGTCGTCTACGGCCCTGATACGGGTAGCTGGGTGTCCTGTAAGACCGTCCACGTTTCCGTTTAGTGGCTCTAACTGATAATCCTTAGCGGCCCAAGTTGTGCCAAAGTCGTCGCCGTCCGAAGTCTGAAGAGTTGTCAAAGTGATTAGGTCGTCAATCTCCGCAACGTAAGAATCCTGCGGTGCGAATAAACGGGTCGCAGTTCCAGCGTTGTAGAAGTAGCGTTGCGTGTAGCTGTCCACCATTCGAGAAGCTGATTCGACCGCAAGCTCTAGAAGTGCGTTATCTACGTCGTCGGTAATTCGAGCGGAGGCTTTGATTTCTGCTAGTGAGCAATAACCGTTTACGATTGCCATAAGATTTTCCTTTGTTCGCTTCTATCTTACCAGCCGAGCTTTTATAGCAGTCGAGCTAATTCCTGCGGTGTAGGGCAAGAACCCGAACCCAACTTTATTAGCTTCTAGCCAATCCCTAGTAAAGCCCATTTGGGAGTTGTAATCCTTATCTGACCAATCCGTTCCAGTAATTACAAAGTCCGCTTTTGCTTGAATTATGGCTGGCTTTGAATCTTGCCCGCCATAGTTAATAATAACTTCGTCCACATATCTACAAGCCCGAACTACCGCTGCTCTTTCCTCGGTGGTCATTATGGGCGATTTGCCTTTGAACTCTTTAACAAATTCGTCTGTATTTATGGCAACAATAAGCGTTCCGTCTTCGCCCGCAAACTGTTTTAGTCTGCGTAGCATTTCAACGTGGCCCCAATGAAAGACATCATAAGTTCCGCCGTTATATATCCTTAATCCCAACGATTAGCCCTTCTAGTTTTTAAGTCCCAGTAGCCCGGGGAGAAGTCCTCTTCGTTTACTTTCTTGTTGAATAGATTCTGATTAGCTGCGTAGGTTCGATTATTCTCGTTGCTCTTTCCGCTTAGGCTTGAAGAATTTTCGTGGTGAATTTTTGCCGGAATTCGGTTTTCCTTTACTCCGGCTTTTATCATTCTGCGGTGAAGGTCGTTATCGTCAAAGTAGAGCGGATAGAAGCGTTCGTCATAAAGTCCAGCTTTAGCGATTGCTCCTTCTCCAAATACTAGGCAAGCCCATTCAGGGATAATGTTTACGAAGTTTAGAGCGTCCGGGTCAGCTTGTTCCGCGATTGTCTGTAATGCCCCGGGTTCAAACCAAGCGTCGTCGTTTATCAAAACCCAGTAGGGCGCGTAAGGCGTGGATTTGATTATGAGATTCCAAGCACCTACAAGCCCAAGTCCGAAGGGAACTCGTAGGAGCCATAAATTCTTTACCTGCTCCGATTGTTTAGGTTCCCAAGTTTGAGTTCCAGAATTGTCTACGATTACTAAGTGTTCGACCGGGTAATCTATCGAAGCTAGTAATCTGTCTGCCTTGTCGAACTGACTGTAAACGGCGAAGCCTAGAACTGGAATCATTAGGCGAATTTCTCTCGGAGAATTGGCAACCAATACTTAGTCCAAACCTTATCCACGTCAAAGTCTGAAGCGAAGTCGATTGCTACCTGCGAACGGCCCTTGCCTAACTTGTAAGCCTCTTCTAAAGCTCCGACTATTGACGGCACGTTCGGGATTTGCCACCACGCGTCCTGCCCTGAATCCCAAGAAGGCTGGCCTTCCACTAGGAAAGAATCTTCAGAAAGAAGGTCGGGAGTAGCTGCCCAAGAAGAACCCACCACGCGCGTCCCTGCGGCTTGTGCTTCAAGACACGGGACTCCGAAGCCTTCGCCATAAGACGTAGCTAGAAGAACGTCCATTCCCGTATAGTATCCAGCTAAAGTTTCCTGCGGTATTCCATACCGATAACTAAACGGATTTGGGAAGGCGACGTCGTTTTTATCTACGCCCAAGCTTTGAAGAAGCGAAACTAGATTCCAGCCAATCCCTTTAGAAACTGGGTCGGTGTGAAGATAGAGCATAACGTCCGGGTGCTTCTTCTGGAAGATAGAGAAGGCCAAAAGATTTTCTGAGAACGCTTTCCGGTGAACTAGGCCGGAGCTTTTATTTGCCGCCACCATTCCCACAACGAAGCGGTCTTTAGTTCCCATATGTTCTTCTACTGACTGCCCGTTTATTTCATAAGTTGGCTTTAGAACTTTAGTATCTATTCCGTGCGGTGCGTATTTACACTCAATCCCTTTAGCTTCCATTTGTCTAACTCCGTGCGGAGCCATAGCGACCGGAGTCACTTTTTCTTTTTTTAGAAACTCTTCGACTCTAGGTGGAAGCGTTATGTGGTCGAGCGGAACCCAACTCAGAATGTCTATGTCGTTGAATGCCGGGTTAGTAAGAACCCAAACGTCGTAGAGCGTAATCATAGCGTTTGGTTGGTTTGGCTTTGACGCTGAAAAGGTTTTGTGGTCTACTGGAGCGGAATCGTTCGAATACATATCGAAGCCCCGGGCGAAGTGTGGAATCTTTCCGTAAGGCGTTTCCAGTTCGCGTTTGATTCCTTCAAGTCCATAGTTAGAAAGAGCTGCGACGTCGAAGCCGTGACGCTTTAGGCGGTCTACTAGGTAGCGGGCTTGCTGTCCGTAGCCCGTGGGCTGGTCGGGAGAATTGGAATAGAGCGTAACCGTTCCCTTGAACTGTTCGCGGTTAGCAGGATTCTTTGATTTGGTAGGTTTCATAGAAAAACATTATCACCCAAAAAAGACAAAAGGAAAGGCCGCCGAAACCCTACCGTCCGGCGACCTTTCCAGTCTGTTAGCTAATGCTTTTGGCTTAGCTTGCGCCTCCGCGGAATTTCACGAAGTGGCTTGCGTGTGTCAATTTTGAATCCACGCGAGCGGTTACACGGAAGGTGGTGACGTCATTTGCGAAAGCGTAATCTGCTGACTGAGCCACTTGGACTCCTCCGGCTAGACGTACCTTCAGCGACGGCAAGTGGCCTACACCGATTGAGAAGTTGTTTACGGCGACGTCTGTTGCGGCCGGGTTCTCGTACACTGGATAACCGAGTAACTGGTCTGGCTGACCCTGTGCGATATTTCCAGCTGTCCAGATAAACGCTCCAGAACCGTCCTTGATTTTGCGAACTGCCGCAAGACCAGTCTTGTTCATTAGCCAGCCGACTCCGGGGAGCAAACGGGCTTGACCATTTAGTGTGTACAATAAATCGACCAGATTTTCGTAAGTCGGTGCGCCAGAAACTCCGGTGCCTCCAGTTACCGCAGAAGCTCCGGTTGTGAATATACCGGTTGGCTCTACAGTTCCAGTTCCAACAGTTAGTCCGGTGTTAATTCCGAAACCGATTGCGTTTCCAGCCTGCTCCGCGATTAGCGCAGAAATATCCAGCGAAGAATCCGCTAGAAGTTCGTTTGCCACGGGGACTAGGAAGGAATACTTGAATGCGCTTAACTGGACATTTGAGAAAACGGGTTCGGAATCTGAGATAGCAGAACCAGCACTCTTGATTGTTGCGGTTGAATATCCGGTTAGAGTCGGGATTGTTAGAGTGTCTCCACCTGCGGTATTGATTACCTGAGAAACGGTAAGCATAGGCCCTGCCAATCTAGCAACGGAGAAAACTTCGTCGTAGAAAGATTTTGGAACTAGGTTATCGGAAGGAACAAGAGTTCTTTTCTCTGGTGCGAATACGTGTGAACGCATTTCTCCGTTTGCGATTGCGCGTAGGATATCTGCGTCGCCACGAACTTCGTTAGAAGGAATAAAAGAGTTGCGCGCTGCGTCTACTGCGCGGGCCTCTCGCTCTTCCATTTTCTTAGCGGTTTCGATAGCTGCGTCGCGCTGAGAAATTTCGTTCTCAATACGCTCGATTGTTGCTTGGTCATCTACGGTTAGTCCGCGCTTGTCCGCTTCGGCTGACTCGATTACTGTACGAGCTTGCTCGATTAGGTTGTTGCGGGCTTCAACCTGCGACTTTAGAAAGTCTGACATAGTTGTTACTCCTTGTTTGATTTGTGATTATGAATTCCCGCCAAGCTAACTCGAACGGATACTACGGGGAGCTGACTCGACCCGCTGTTTATATTCTACCAATCCGGGTAAAGAGCAACCCCGCCGGAAAGGAATACGGCGGGGTTGCGTGTCGAGAGAAAGGGGGAAATCCTCGACTGACCCTTATCGGGTTTCTTTAGCCTCTGTGACGCGAACTTCTTTAGCTGGAGCTGCGTTGTCTAGCTCCCAGATTGCTTGCGCCCAAGCTTCTACATTATCAACAACTATTCCATATTCAGGATTACCTGAAGCTTTTAGAATTGCTTCTTTGATTGCGTCCTTGCTTGCCATTTATAACCTCTTCATTAGTAGTTCGAATTTCTTCTTCTTTAGTTCCAGCGCGGTTAGCTCTTCGGAGTTAGCTTCAGCTTCGGCTTCTTCTTGTGGAGTTAGTCGCTGGATTACCTTTGTTAGAAGCTCGGACTGCTCTAGAGATAAGTCCTTGCCGTCTTCGATTGCCAGCATAGCGTCTGCTAGTTGGTCAGCGTCTACCTCTGCGCGTTTGGCTACTCCGTCGAATGAACGAACGGCTGCGGTTCCCGCGGTGGAACTATATGCGGGGTAGGCAACAACACTTACTTCAAAAATTCTGACAGACTTTAGAGTTCTTTCTGTTCCCTCGGCGTTCCAAGAATCTCCGCCCGCTGGAACTGAAAAGCCAAAACTCATAGCGTTTACGTCGCCGCGCTGGACTAGGGTTCGAACGTCGCGTCCTAGATTTGTGTCTGGAAGAATTGCGGTAACGCGTAGTCCATAGTTATCTTCTTCTAGCTTTAGAGTTCCAGCCCGGGTAGAACCAAGAACGCTTCCGGTGTCGTGGTTCCATAGAAGCTTGATATCGTTGCGTGCCTTTAGTGAACGCTTGAATGCTCCCGGCGCGATACGCTCGATAAACGGAAGTGGTTCGCTAGGGGAGTTGAAGACTGCGGCGTATCCGGTGAAGGTCATACCGTCGCCACCTTCAACGGCTCTCAGTTCGAACTGGACTTCGTTAGTTCGCTTTTCAATCTTTGCCATTTGTTCGCTTTCCTGACTTATGCTTGCGCGATTTTCTTCCTCTAGTCTAGCAACGACTCCCTGCGCATATTTCATAGCGCGATTAGCTGAAGATTTGCTAGGGCCACTTCCCCAAAGAAGGTGCGCGACAACTCCCGCGCTTGGATAATTTTCTGAAGTTGGATTTGCGTCCGGAGAATCTAGGTCGCCTAAGTGTCTAGCAATCCACGCAGCGATACGAACCCATTTGTCGGCGGTGACGTTTCCTTCTGCCATAGCGCGGGCTTCTCTAACGGTTCTATCTACAAGACCGTCCCCGGCTAGACCTTCTGCGTAGTATTCAAGTCCACGGCGAGCCGCTGCTCTCATATACGCTGGCGGGGTTAGGTCTACTGCTCGGGCTTCGGAATTTTCTTCCGCTGGTTGCCAAGCATTACAGTAGTTTCCGCCGTCTACGAATGCGTCCCAACGCTCACACCAAGCTTTATCCCCGTCGTCGTTTAGTCTGGCTTCGTTGAAGAAAAAGCAATTTCCGCAAGCTCGACCTTCTGGAACGTCTGGAGCTAGTGCCGGACGATAGTTGTCCGGAAGGTTTTCTTCGCCTTCGTCTTCTAGTTCTTCTTCTTCTGCGTCTTCTACTTCCGCAGAAATTCTATCCGGCATTGGGATTCGCTGAAGCTTGAAGACGTTCATAATCATTAGTCGTTCGGTCGAGTGATAGGTTTCGTCTTCTAATTCGTAGACTTCTAGTCCTGCTAGTTCGCCTTCTATCAGTACGACCTGAGCAAGAACGTTCGGGTTTCTAATGTTCCAAGTTACCCAATCGCCAATCTTTAGTTCTCCGACGGCTGCGCGCTCTCCAACAAATTCGGTTTCTTCCGCTATGGATACTGCGATAGCTTGTTCAATCGCTGATTCTTTAGTATCGTGGCAAGCTAGAACTTCCCCGGATTCTTTGATGACGCTCCAAGCTGGGCAGTCTGCGGATTTGTCGGTTATGTAATACGGCACTATTGGCTCTGCCTAACTATTAGAACGCCTAGCTGTTGATTCGCTGCGGTAGCGATAGCCCAAAGAGTATCTAAGGGTTCTAGCGTCATTGTCATTGACTCGCTTGGGTCTAGGTGAATGCTGTTTGTTGTGCTTACGGTTTCGTTGCCTAGATGAATGTAATGGTTTCCGCTTTTGATGTGATTATGAAGATGAACTACTTGTCTTTGAGTAGCTGGCCCGACTACTTCTTGACTAGCCGTTCCAATCGTGTAGAGATTTGTCAGAATCATTACTGAACCTCGTAAACGCCTTCAGGATTAGCCGGGTCTAGCTGGGCGACTGGCTGAAGTTGTGTGCTTGGAACTCCGGTGTGCGGGATAGCTGGAAGCCCTAGAGCTGCGAGAACTGCCTTTGGTTCGTATCCAGCGAGAACTAGCTTCTGCGCCATAGCTACCTTCTTGTCTTCGGTAGTGATTCTAGAATCGTCAATCGAAACGTTAGCTAGTGGAACGCGAACTTGGTCGGCTACTGAATCTGCCATTGGAGTTAGGTCTTCGAATCTGCGGATATCGTTCACGGTGTAATAACCCGCCTGAAGTCCGATTGAGTAAGAGTTAGCTCGGGCCTGAGAATCTCCGCGAAGAAGTCCGTCTAGGTTGAACTTTAGGAAAGCGTTCTCTCCGCCCGGGACTTCGTTTAGAAGCGGGCTGAATGCTACCTCTAGCTTGGTTACTATTGGACGAAGCGTGTGCTGGACAAAGAAGATAGAGTCTTGTTCCACGGAAGCGTAAGCGGTTGAACCTTGAACGCCTAGCATATGGTTCGGAATATTGAATGCGCGAGCTACGTCTTCAACCGATAGGCGACGTGAAGTTTCTAGCTGAGAGTTCTCAGGGTCTACTGCCGTTGGCTTCCATTCTGCGCCACCGGATAGAACTCCGGTCTTGTGTGAACGCTTTAGTCCACGGTGAGCTGAATCAAATCCACGGCGAAGATTTTCGGCCTGTTCGCTGTTTAGATTTCCCGGGAAGGTAATGATTCCCTGCGGAGTTGCGCTGTTGCTAAAGAAGCGAGCTGCGTAAGATTCCAAAGCCATAGACAAACCGAAGTTATCTTTGAGAGCTTCGACTCTAGCCATTCCGCGAATCTCACCCGGACGAACTAGGTCAGAAATAAAGATAACGTCTTCGGAGCTAAGAAGATTTTTCTCTCCTTGAACTTCGAACATTACACGTCCGATACCGTTGCGTCTTATCTGGACTTTGTGCGGGTTTAGTGGAACTAGGTTTACAACTTGACCTCCCGAACGGAAGACGCGGATAAAAGCGTTGCCGTCGATTAGAAGCGAAACGATTACCGACTGCCAGAATGCGGAAGGCTGTTGGTCTAAGTCTGGTTTAGAAACCCAAGCTGGCTTCGGACGGAACGGGCCACGTGCGCCGTCGCGTCGAATGTAAGCGTCTAGGGGAAGAGTAGAAATTGTGTCCGAGATAAGAGATACCGCAGACCAAATCGCCGTAATCTTGAACGCGGTTTCTGAGTTGATAACCGTTCCAGACTGATTCAGGTCGGTTAGGTCTTCGCCAGCTCCCCATAGTGTTTGAAAGCTTATTGCCCTTTTCTCAAAAAGGTTATTCAACATTAGTTACGCTCCATAGCAATTCCAAATAAGACCGCCGCTGTTCCAGCGACAATAAGAGAAACGGGAATCGAGATTAGAGCAATTCCCGCAACAATTAGCGTGGCTCCGATTATTTGAATTACTGTTGCCATTATTCACCCTTAGAAAAAGAAGTCGGGAACCATTTCTTCTATTCTACTGCTAACCGCTCTATCGAAGGCTATTACTGCGGCTACCGCTGCGTCAATCTTGCGGGGAGAATGACGGTTCTCTTTTACGATACGGATTCCCAAGTTGTCTATCTTTGTTACGGCGTTATCTAAGTGCCTTGAAAGAACTGGGCTTCCGTCGTGTTCTACGGTTCCTCCGGTAACTGCGTCATAGAATTTCGCGCAAGCTTGAACCATTCGCTTCGGTGAAGTCGAAGGCCACTCGACAATCGGAACTCCCCGGTCTGCTAGGACTTCCATAGAGCGTTGCCAGCGGAAAGGGTCGCAAGCTACTTCTCGGGTCTTCGGGTATTTCTGAATAAAGTTCATAATCGTTTCTTCGACTTCTTGAATATCTACTCGCCATAAGTCGTCGTGGATTGTTAGGTCTTTTTCCCATTCCTTGACCAGCCAAAGGAAAGGCTTGTCTTCTTCGGTCTTTGGGATTACGCAAGCAACAAGAACGGTACAGTCCCCGGAGAATGAGCCGTCAAAGCCAAGAATAATTTCGTCGTCCGGGCTAGGTTGCCGCTCAGATTTTAGTTCGTCCCAACTTCCAGCCGGAAGCCAAGCGGTCTGCGAACTTACCCATTGGTTCAAACGCTTAGTTCGAAACTCCGCTTCGGGTGTTCTTCTTATTGCGGATTCAAAATCCGCTTTGTCTACTAAGTCGTCAAAGCCGGGGTTGGCTTTCTCCCATACCTTCGGGTCTCGGTGGTCGGCTTCGTCCGGTGCTGCCCACCAAGCCATAAAGAAAGACGGGTCTTTTACTTCTCCGCGCGAAACCTTCTGTCCATACTGGAACAAGTTGTAAGCGATAGAGTCGCCACCAGTCATATCCTTTTTTACTCCGGCTGTTGTTACGGCGATTAGCTGAGCTAGACTTCCACGGTTTCCCATAGCCAAACTCATAACGTCAAAGAGTGAGCGGTCTTTATGGGCGTGAAGTTCGTCCGCGATTACGCGGTGCGGGTTGTATCCTTCTTTAGAATACGCTTCTGCGGAAAGAACTCGATAGACGGAGTTAGTTTCTGGAACAAATAGTGCGTCGCGGTAGACCTTCACCATTTCAGATAGTTCGGTGGATTCAACGATTCGTTTAGCTTCACCGAATACAATTCGAGCCTGTTCTTTTTCTGCTGCGATTGAATAAACTTCTCCACCGTCTACGCCTTCAGCTAGTAGGGAATAAAGAGCGAAGCTGATTGAAGAGAGCGCGCTTTTTCCGTTCTTTCTCGGTTGGCCTATAAGTGCTGTACGTGCCAGTAGTCCGCCGTCTTTGTCCCGGGCATAGACGTGACGGATAAGTTCTTTCTGCCAGTCGCGTAGCTTTAGAGCGTCGCCAACCTTTCCAGCGATTCCGTCTTTACCGATTGTCCCGAAGGTTTCCGAGAACTCGATTACTATTTCTCCGTCGCCTTGTTCGATAGCTTTCTGCGGAACTGGAGTTAGCCATAGCGGGGGCCAACTATTCACGGTTAGCCTTCTTTGCCATTAGCTCTTCCAGCTTGCTCATTTTCTTTACTTCGGCTACGCCTAGCCGGGAGCGGTCGGACGGAGTGAATCCAAGAAGCCCTAAGTTCGAAACTATTTGTTTATCTAGCTCTCGAAGTCCCCGTCGGTCTTTCGGGTTATTGTCTGTCATTACACGCACTCGGAGATTCCAGCGTTCGTCGATTAGCTCGCAAGTCATAAGAAGAATTTCTAGGTCGGTGTTTGGAGATATCCAATTTATGCCAGATTGCCAAACCCTGTCCCAAAGCTCCTGCCCGTATTTGAGAAGTGGACGTGCGGGTTCTGGAGTTTCGCTTGCTTGCGGGATTAGCATTATTGCCGATTGCTCGGGCAGGGCGCGCTTGCCGGGATTGCCAGTCAATCGCTTTATCTCTGCTGGTTTAGTAGGTCGTCCCGCTGGCATTATGCTTTCTCCGCAAACTTAAAAATTTTTTTAGATTTCTCCCAATCCCCTAAAGGGGCTTGGAAAGTAGCTTCGCTGTTCGTTCGGTCATTTTCTCCCAGCGGTCAAGAATCACGTCGCAATACTCAGGAGAGTATTCCACGCCGAAACAAGACTTGCCTTCCAGCTCTGCCGCTAACAACGTAGTTCCGGAACCCAAGAAGAAGTCCCCTACTGTTTCCAACTCAGGAATCGAACTAATGTATTTCCTTATTAGGCCTATGGGCTTTTGGGTTAGGTGTTGCCCCGTTCTATCCGGTGCCGCACTTTCAAACTCGATAGAGTCCCAACCAATAAGCTTTCTACTTGCGTTCCATACGAAGACGGGCTGCCACGTCCAGAAGAGTCCGCCTTTACCTGTGATTCCTGCGGTCATTCTCCATACCATTACTCGGTCAGCTTGCGGGGTCAAAGAGAGAACTCCCGCGATTAGATTTGGCTTTGTTGCGTTGAACATAAAGACCGGGCCGTTGGAATTGGCTATTGCGATATCTAGGTCTGTTTGGCTAAGTGGTCTATCCCATTCAACCGCAAGAACTCCGTATGGAGGGTCTTGTATAATTGCGTCTAATTTTTTTCCTTCTAATAACTTGTCGATTACGGATTGGTCGTTAGAGTCGCCGCATACCAAGCGGTGATTTCCAAGTTGCCAAACGTCCCCAAGATTCACTCGCCGTTCTAGCTTTTCAGTTTGGATTGGTTCCGCGTCGTCCGCTTTGAGATTTGATTCTTCTTGGATTTTCTCGAATCCGAATTCCTCGATAACGAACCCAGCTTCTTCAAGTTCTAACAACTGAGCCGATAGAACTTCAGGACTCCACGCCGCTAGTTCGGCGGTTCGGTTGTCGGCTAGTGCGAATGCTTTAGTCTGCTCCGGTGTCCAGTCGCCCGGGACTCTAACGGCGTCAATCTTTGTCCAGCCCAAACGCTTCGCCGCTTCGACTGTTCCGTTCCCCGCAACGATTACGCCCGCTTCTGTTATGACGATTGGTTTGCGTTGCCCGAACTGATTCAGCGAACCTTGAATCGCTTTTAGGTTCTTTTCGTCGTGTTGCCTAGCGTTAGCCGGGTCGGGCGTTAGGTCTTTGATTTGTAGGGTTTCGATTTTCATTCTTGCGCCTTTCTAGGCTTCCAGCGTAGCACCAGAAAACCAAATAATTTCGCGGGTGTCCACGCTTAAC